GGGCAGTTTGCACTCCGCACCAGACTTAGATTCCCGCGCTTTGAAAGACGCGCTTTTAAGCTCTGAAAGGGCGTACGCCTCAGCCTTTTTCTTAGCCCCTTTGTCGCGATGCGAACTTAAGGATGCTTTCTTGTGACTCATGAGGCGGGTAATGACTTCTTTTTAAGAAGTCGGTATTACATAACAAACACTTATGTGGCTCCTGGCTAGCCCCGTCAAAGTGATTCGGTTGTTGTTGAGAGATAGGAAAGAGGGCCTAAACAGCAGAAGATATTTTATGAAATCATAGAAACAAGCCGGCTAACGAAGCACCAACACGGGCGATATTCCCAACAGAGACTTTTGGTTTGTCAGATCTCCCACCAACGACATCGCTCAGGCACTTGTTCGCAATCTTCTCGAAAGTTTCGTGAGGATTGTGTATGTGCCTGAACTTAGCCCTGGTGAGAGCAGACTTCATAGTGTCAACCACTTGTGAGGAAAGTGGAGGACTGCTAGTGGACATCGGCCGGGCAACCCCACCCGCGAGTTCAAAATGAGCGACAATGTCAACACGCAACTCCATAGCGGCAGCCCCGGCTTGCAAAGCAATAAAACCGGAGGGCGCTCTGGCGACAGGAGCGACGCCAGCAAAAGTGAAGTTGGGAGAGCCATTGTAAAGGCATGAAGAATCGTTAAGGGTGGAATTGCCAGGAATAGGCCTATGCCAAGTCTCAGCCGCGGAGGCGGGATGGGAATTGTCACCTTGCCAAAGCACAGGATGGAAATCAGCTATGATCTCGGGAGACTTTGTAAGGGAAACGTTACGCGTTTGTGTAGAAGAGTTGACGCACTCGCTAAGGTAACTATTATAAGCAGTACTATTGCTTGCTTCATTGCGGGAGAAAATGTCGGCAGACGGTTCTTCATAAATGTAAACCGTCCCGGAGCGCTGCAATAGTGGGCCAACCCACGTCATCTTAATGGTATACTTAGTGCACCTGCCAGTCACCCCGTCTAGCACCGATGAACGTGCAAAAGGGAAATCAGTGAATGGGGTGCGTGTCAAAACGATGCCAGTGGTGACGTCATTAGACAATGTTAACTGGTCCCAAATAGGGGTGGTTAACGCAGAGGTAAGTGCCATATAAGATGGAAGTTGGCTGTCCATTTGGGGCGTGGGAAACATGATCATGCTACCGCTGGCGGGGACTGTGACACCGAAAGACAGCCTAAGTGGCATCTTAAGAGAGTCCTTGGTATCCCTCGGCCAATAAGCTGGGACGGTGCTTGTAGGGCAAGTGAGATGCGACCAGATAGCCTGCGAAGCACCCCCGCCGGACGAGCGGGGGGCGGTGCGCTTGCCTCTCTTCTTTGGGCGTCTTTTAGCGATAATATCTCGCTCCAGGCGCGACGCAGCGGAGGCGAGGCGCTTGGTGACTCCATTAAGAGTGTTAGTGGTTTTCTTGTTTGATTTGCGATTCATAGTAGTTGGAAAAAGCGCCATAAAAATGGAGCTTGGCCTTACGGGGCAAACGGCACACTAAGATAGAAGAATTGCGACAGGC